ATAAGTAGGGCTACGGGCCCGTTTTTCATTGGTCTATGGGTGATCCACTACCTCAAAGTGTGGCTATAATCCGTCCTCATAGTGGTGCGACGGTAGACTGCGTGACCAACGCTGAATTTACAGGACTACCCTTCGGGATGCCTAAACGCCTGCTCAGTAGCAGTTCACGTTTCCTGTACCTTAATGGTTGAGATAGAGTAATCTACGGAAAGTTTTTGCCGGGTCATAGTGATAGCGATAGAGGGCCCGGGCTGGTTGAATCTCCCTAATGAATAATGATTCAACATGACAGCGAATACGGCAGTTCCCTATATGGGTAGTGAGACATAGACAATCCTCCACTTGAAATACTGAATTCATTATCGCACCCGTTCAGGGCCTCAAGAATAGACACCTTTTTGGCGAGTAGGTATTTTATATCTACTCGCCTGTGCCTAAGAATATTGACAATTCATTCCTACTAATATCGCTTTTATTTTAGTGGGTTTACCCCACTAGGTGTTATGAGCGCAGCGATTAACCCTGCAAGTGATGTATCCCTGATAAATAGATTATAATAGGTAAACAAATATGGCATACGGACTTACATTAGATGAATTAAAACAAACCCTCTTTCAGAATATCGGCTTTCGATTGGGTGAGGGCATCATTGATCTGGAATTAGATCCAGCACATTATGAAGCGGCATATCAGTATGCAATTAAAATCTACCGTCAAAGGGCTCAGAATGCCACGGAAGAAACATACACTTTGTTTACTACTGAAAAAAATGTAGACACTTATACATTACCTGAACAGTTTATTAACGTCAGAAGTTTGTTTAGACGCACGGTTGGTTTAGATACAGGCCCAGCGTCATCTTCATTTGATCCGTTTTCAAGTGCTATTTTGAATACTTACTTGTTGAACTA